CCACGCTTTTGCACACCCAACATATTTATTATACCACATTCGTCAAGGCAATATCTATCCATAACATGCACGAATAATTCATATTTTGTTTGGGATATCTGCGAATAGACAAATTCCTTAGGGTATTGTATAGTATAGTCACAGAAAGAAAACAGCCGGAGATAAGGAGCTAAAAGCTCCAAGCAAAAGCCACTTTCAATAGCATCGGAACAAGGCACGGCGGTTTTCCCGACAGGTTCAAGCAGATTTCGCAAAGGCTTCCAGTAAGAGGTCTAAATGGGAACACTTGAAGAACTCCGGGAAAGCAGGGACCGGGAGGCTACCGAAGGACTTGAAAGTAAGATGGCAAAGCCGGCAGGATTCGTAAGGAAGGAGGCTCAAGTCCAATGGCTAATTTCAAAGATCCCATTCATCACCGGCGGGCCTGGGCCTGCTGAAAGCAAACGAGCCTCATTAACAGCCGCAGGTCATTACCTGTAAAAGATATAAAAGTTAAGATGCAAGGTTCGTAGCTTGCTTAAAATGCAGTGCTCAGGAAATCCCGTCAGAAAAAGTTCCCCGCGTTTACATAGATTAGATGAAGAACTGACGACAGGATTCTAAATAGAAAATTACAGGTTCAAAACCTGGTACGCAAAAGCGTAAATAGAAACCCAGAATCACCGGTGATTGTTATGAAAGATCTAACTCCGCCGAACAAATAATGCTTCACCTGATCTGGCTGGTGCAAGCGCACCGCCCCCCAAAAGGAGAAACTCCGATGTACTAGAGCAAAGAGGAATCAACCTCTGGCATCAAATTCAGGTACCCTGCACAAAATTATTGAAGTTCACTTCCCCGTTCCACAGATGCACCAAGAATCGTTTTCCTTGCAAAATGTTTCCAGGCAGCAAATAACGAACCAAAGGGAATCAGAAATTTCAAGCAAACGCAAAATCATCGAACAACAGCGAATGAAACCCGTTTCCGATTTGCAAAACAAAGAAAACCAGGTTTAAAAACATTCGATCAAAGTTAAAGGATGAGGTTGCCATGAAAATGTGCAAACGGTCCGAAAAATAATACAATCGGGTATGAGGCTATGACTCCAATCAAGTAAGTTCGCTCCAGCGCCATAAGGGTAGAAGGCGCTGGAGCTTTTTTGTTGTGTTGTGCCGGATGTTTCCGGTCTGCTTATCTCCTCTCGTTTACTTTTGTCTGCATCATTTTTGTTTTGCTACCGCGCTCTAACGCAGCAAATCACTCTAAACACAGCTCTCCCTCCGCCCACAACATTGCACTGTGCGACGGAGAGTTTTTATGTTTGCGGGCTTTTGTGGAGTATTACGGTATCGGTATTCCATCACAATTTCGGTTTTCTGAATTTTATTGTTGACATTTCTGCAGTATTGCGTTATGATAGCCACAAGGTCCAGAATTTTACAGAATACTGGAATGATAGGTTTTTCGCTATCTTTTTATTGTTCTGTATAATGCCCAAATCGGCGGCTGCCGGGCTGCGTTTTACGTTTAGGATTTCTTTTCCCAATATCGTTCACCTGCCTTAAAGTGTATTTGAAAACAAGAAAAAGATGGATATTTCGCAAACACAAGCGGGATTTAAGGCAAAATCCCACTATGTTTGTAGAAATAGACTAAATTTTTGACTTTTCAGATACACCCTAGGATTCCGGTATTTCCGCTGTAAGTCTTGTTTGGCGTTCCCTTGGCAGAGGGTACACCAAAATTCTCTTGTTCACCTTTTTTCTTCGTGAAGTGTGCAGCAGCGCTTCACCATTTTTTAGCTATTGTGATTACAGATTTCTGTTACATTAAAGGAGGCTTTATGGAACAACTTACGATTGATACCGGCCTGCGCGAATACGCGGTCAATGGCGGGCCGGAGCACGGCGGCGGAGTGCTGCGCTTTAACCCCAGCGACCCCAATGTTTACAGCCGTTTTTGCACCCTGCAAAATCAGCTGCAAGAGCTGGAACAGCAGGTGCAGGCGCAAAGCCCCACTGGGACTGATGCCATACAGCTGCTGGCCCAGGCGGATCAGCGCGCCAAGGGGCTGCTGACGGAAGTATTTGGCCCCGGCAATGATTTTGACGCCATGCTGGGCGGCACCAATCTGCTGGCGGTTGCCGGCAACGGCGAGCGGGTCATCACCAATCTGTTTGCGGCATTGCAGCCCATTCTGGAAGCCGGTGCCCGCCAGTGCGCGGATGCCAAAGCCACGCTGGCCGTGCAGCAGGCCCAGGCAGCGCGCGCCGCGCGCGGGGTGCAGGTATGAGCAGCTGGCGGCTGCCCACCCGGCTGGAGGTTGGCGGAAAAGCATATCCGATTCATTCGGATTACCGCGATATTCTGGATATTCTGCATCGGTTGAACGATGCCAGCGAGCCGGAATTCATCCGCTGGCGGGTGGCCCTGGCCCTATTTTATGAGGGCGATCTGCCGCGCAGCGACTATCCGGAGGCCATGCAGAAGCTGGCAGATTTTTTGAACTGCGGGCAAACGCTGCCCCGCTCCCCTGCCCCGCCGCTGTTGGACTGGGAACAGGACGCCCCGCTGATTGCCGCCGACATCAACAAAGCCGCCGGGTGCGAAGTGCGCGCCCTGCCTTATCTGCACTGGTGGACCTTTATGGCCTGGTTCAACAGCATTGGGGACGGCCAGCTGGCTACCCTGCTGCGGGTGCGCAGCAAGCTGCGCCACGGCCAAAAATTGCAGCCGTGGGAACAGGACTACTACCGCAAAAACAAAGCCATGGTTGACCTGCGCCCCCGCCTGAATCCGGCAGAGATAGCGGAACGCCAGCGGCTGCAGCGCCTGTTGGCCAATTAAGTCCCTATAAGGAGGTAGATGCTTTTGCCAAAATCCTATGCAGGCAGCCTTCAGGTTGCCCTGTCTACACAAACAACTACCCACACCGCGCAGCAGCCGCTGAACGGCCTGCGCACTGCCCTGAAAAAAATAAGCCGCAGTGTAAACGCTGCGTTCTCCGCCGTGCCGGTGGCAAAGTTTGAGCAGCAGACCGCCGCAGCAGCAGTCAGCGCCAACAAAGCCGCCAAAACCCAGGCCAAACTTGCCAGTGGCACCACCAAAGCAGCCAAGGCCGCCAAACGCAGCGTTGCGGAATTTGATGAGCTGGACCGGCTGCAGGCTTCTCTTGCCGAAAGTGCCGGAGCTGCGGCGGCTTCCACCACCCGCAAAAGCAGCAGCGCTGCAACAATCAAAGCCGCAGATGCCGAACCGCCACAGTTAAGCCCGCCGGCTCTATTAAACCAGCAGCTGCAAAATTTCTGGGCTACATTACAGGCTGTGCTTGCCCCCGCCGCCGCGCTGTGGGATGCAGCCTGGCAGCAGATGAAAACCGCTGCCCTGACCGTTTGGCAGGATCTTTTGGGCGGCATTCAGCTGACCTGGGCCGAGTACGGCCAGCCCATTGCCCAGAGTGCCGCCCTGGCGCTGGAAAACCTGCAAGGCATTTTTACCACCCTGTGGCAGAACGTTTTGCAGCCGATCCTTACTAACCTGATGCAGATTTTATCTACCCTCTGGTCCTCCCATCTCAAGCCCCTGTGGGACGACATTCTTTTGCTGGTGGCAAGCGTTGCCAACTGCCTGCTGGACCTGTGGAACAACCTGCTGGCCCCGGTGGCCAAGTGGATCATCGCCACATTCGGCCCCGCGTTTGCTGAGGTATTCAACGCCATTGCGGACGTTGTTGGCGTGGCCGTTGGGGCTATTGCGGATGCCATCGATCTGGCCGTTGTTGTGCTGCGCGGGCTGACGGACTTTTTAAGCGCCGTGTTCCGCGGCAACTGGGATGCTGCCTGGCAGGCCATCGGCAACACAGTCAACACCGTCTGGGATAAGATGACGAACGCCATCAAAACCGCCGTCAATGGCATCATCGGCTTCATCAATCGGATGATCTCTGCCGTTGTCACCGGCATCAATGCGGTCATCAACGCGCTGAACGGGTTGTCGTTCGACCTGCCGGACATATTCGGCGGCGGGCATGTCGGGTTTAATATCAGCACCCTGACCGCCCCGCAAATTCCCTACCTGGCGCAGGGCGCGGTCATCCCGGCCAACCGGGAGTTTCTGGCCGTGCTGGGCGACCAGAACCACGGCACCAACGTGGAAGCCCCGCTGGACACCATCAAGCAGGCTGTGGCCGAGGTCATGGAAGATTTGCAGGCAGGCCAGATGGCGGGCTTTGAAGCCGTGGTTTCCGTGCTGCGGGAGATCCTCTCCGCCGTGTACGGCATTGAGCTGACCGACGAGGACGTAGGCCGCGCCGTACAGCGCTGGCAACGCAAACAGGCCATTGCCACAGGAGGTGTGTAACGTGACCCTGACCAATCTGCTCCAGATCGATGGCAAATCCCTGTACGCACCGGACTGCGACATCGAACCGAGCTATTCCGACCTGGACTCCAGCGATTCCGGGCGCGACGAAGCCGGGTACATGCACCGCGACGTGGTGCGGGAAAAAGTTGCCACCTGGCCCATCGCCTACAGCTGCCTGACGGACGACGAATACAAGTACACCATCGGGCTGTTTGCAGGCAAGGCAACGTTTCAG